TGGGCGTGCTCAACATCCTCATGGAGGCGATGGACTTGGTTGGTGAGGGGCTGGACGCGATCATCCTGATTCTCAAGGACAAGCAGAAATGAAGATCGGCAAGTTGTTCGTTGGCTGGAAGCGACTTGACGAAGCCGACCGCATCAGTTTCGGCCTGGACCCTTGGCCGCTTGGCTGGGAAATGCTTCACATCCAATGGAACGACAACGGTTTTGGCCTGATCGCACGGCCAAGAAAGATGACGACATGATCGGCCCGCAACCCTGCCGCGACTATCCCCCGCCGACTCCGATCGCATCAAGGGTCGCTCAGGCGGCGATCGACGGAACTGTGGCGCTGGCGATATGCGCTGCTGCCTGGTTCGCCGTCACCGGGCTGGCTGAGGTCATCGTTTCGTAACCACCACTTCAACAGAACCGGGGCAAGAACATGGGCGACAAGACCGCAGGCGCACCGCAAGAGACCGTCACGGATGTGATGGTGGAGATGCTTTCCGACAGCGAAGGCACAACCGCGCAAGTGCCTGCCTGGATGGCAGCATGCAAGCACTACCACGGCCGCCTATCTCGAGCCAGGGAGCCGATGCTGCCGAAGTTGGGGATCACCAACGTTCCGGGTGGTGGCATCGTCGTTGTGATTCCGACCGAGAGCATAACAACCCTGCAATTCAGGCAGATTCGCGATCTGATCAAGCACGAGGCGAAAGGTAGCGTCAAATTCATCATGCTGCCGCCCAAGATGAAAATCCAAACGCTGTCAGACGACGACCTTGCCAGGTTCGGCCTGCAGCGCATCCCGGCCGCATAAGCCGACCACCACTTCAGCCCGGTAGCTCAGTCGGTAGAGCAGCGGCTTTTGATGCCGCGCGTCGCTGGTTCGAATCCAGCCCGGGCCGCCATACACGACAACGAGAATCACCTCATGCCACTTCGAAGCACCACGATATCGCCGCACTCATTGCCGCAGCCGCAACCATGGGCGCTCACGGCGAGCCTGTCAGCATGGCAGTCAAGGAGACGATCGGCCGCGCCGAATGCATCCGCTTAGGGCGCAATCCAGATTCCGGCGTCAACGCCAGCGGGTTGGAAGGCGGTGCCATCACGCCGTACTGGCTGCAGGTCGCCGGCGACGCGATCGCCAACCATTGGTCCGCAGAGCAGACCCGGCGCAACCTGCTGGTGCCGGCCGAGATCCATGCCCGCCTGGAGACTCTGGAGCGCACGCTCGGCTTGGGCGGACTCGGATCCACGCCAAACCGTAACGCGGAATTCGGATATAAGGCCGCGTGGAACGAGATCGTGGACCTGCTCGGCTTGCCTGCGAAGCCGATGTCACCGAAGCAACTGCACGAGACCGTGGTGATGCCGCAACTTCGCACTATCATCGGGATGTGGAAGCGCGGGGGCTGATCAATTCGGATGGGTGGCCGAGCGGCTTATGGCTCTGGTCTTGAAAACCAGCGAAGGTTCGCCTTCCGTGGGTTCGAATCCCACCCCATCCGCCACAAACGCAATGCACAGAACTTGGGGTTGCATCATGGGGAATAAGCGAGAAACGCAGGTCCGGTTCGTCATGCTCATGATGGAACCGCACCAAGCCACGGGCGGATGGGTCAGCATTCAGATGATCATGGATCGGCTCGAAGTGTCACGCGCTACGGCGTACCGCTGCATCCAGCGCGGAACCGAGGGCGGGATGCCTCTGGTGATGGATTCAGACGATCCTGGCTTCAATCAAAACTTCGTTCCGCTGGGGGTCCGCTGCAATTTCGTGACGGCCGCTCGAGGCAAAGACGCCCAGACCAATGAAAGGCGACAGATACGCGTGATGGCTCAAAATACTTCACAATCGTGTTGATGTTTCGACGGCGGCGGAACCGGGTAAGTTAGAAAAGCCGCGGCCCACGTCTCCGGTCGGACTGTCGGCACCATATCCGGAGGGGCAGTGCACATCCACGATCGCATTCTTGCCGCGCTCCGGAACGATGAAAAGATGGGCACGGACATCGCGACCGAACTCTTCATCTCACGGAGAACCGCGTGGGATGAGTTGAGCGCGATGACCAAGGCGGGCAAGGTGTTCCGCAAGTTCCGGCACAACTACCGGAAGAACTGCCCGGACTACCTCTATTCCACTGTCCCGTTCCACCGTCCAGCCGACCACATGAACGCGATGCTCGGCGACATCGACGCGATCGACTTCCGGGCGCTGAGACGATGACCGTTCGTCGGGAAGCGGCTCCGAACCGTTGACCAACTCGTTAGCGTTCGCTAAGGTTGCTCCATGCCGCAGCGAGCGGCGGTTACGGAGATCAGGGCATGGCTAACAGCGGTGAAGTAGCAGCAGTTCAAGCGGGACTCCTTCCTTGGGAAGCGTTGCCGGCGCAGATGTACGTCGAAGGCCATAACCACTGCCTCGGCTATGCCGTGAGTTTCGAATACATGGATGCGCCGCCTGCCAGATACATGAGCAACCTGCGCAAGGCCCGCGTCCTCGTCGAACGCTTCAACCGCATGAGCATCGCGCGCGCTGGCAAGGTCGGTGCGGCATGAGCGCCGAAATCCTTCAAGAGTTGCCATGGTCTGATCTGAAAGTCGCATTCCCCATAGGGGACGATGATGCGTTATGGGCTGCCAGCGACGCCGGCCGCCTGATTCTCCCGGCTGGGTGGGAACTGTCCGAGACGGACGGTAGGGGCTCGCGCTACGTGGCAATTTTCCGTGTCGATGGCATGCCAAGCGTTGCAGATGGCGAAGCGGTCTTGGCAGCCATCAAAGCCGTAGGATGTGCCGCATGAGCCCGCGGGAGAGGGGCGCGCATACGCCGGCCGACCGATATCTGACTGACGATCAGGTTTCTCAACTCAACGAAAAACACGGTTGGTTCGAGCATGGAGACGCGCAATCTGATGTAAGCCGTGCTTTCGCACAAGACGCAATCGCAATGCACGAGTGGGTGCGTGCTGCGGCTCCCGAACTACTGAGTGCGCTCAAATGCTGGCCGTTGAGTGAACTGCTCGCAATGATCGAGGACAGCGGCGACGAAAAAATGCGGCAGCACGCGAAATGGTTTATGGAAGTTCGCGACGCAGCCATCACCAAAGCCACAGGCACGCAGCCATGAGCGCGCAGAGCGAAGGTGGCGGAGTGGTGGCGACTGAAATCCCGAATCTACCGCCACGTTGCGGGCCGTGGATTGTCACGGCTCACGACGGAACGGTGCTGGAATTTTTCGACAAGGCCAACGTGCAAAAAGCTGCAAACCACGGGTGGAAGGTCGAAACCACTGCCGACTACCTGCACCGCATCAACACTGAAATCAAAGACGGAGCCCAGCCATGACCCCGACCGAACAGACGACCACGGAAGCCAGCCAGTGAGGCGTCCGCGCTATCTCTACACGCCGACAGTCCAGCCGCTGGATTTCGCAGCGGCAAGCCGGCTTTATAACGACGCATCGCTCGAAAAGGAGGCGGCCGATGCTGAGTTCGAGGCAGCGGCGATGGCGCTGCGGAACGCAAGGAACAGACGAAATCGAGCCGATTCAGCTCTCGCCATGGCGGAGAAAAGATTTCGCGAAAAGCTGCACGAGGAACACACCATTAACGAAGCCGCCGGAGCCAAGACCCCATGATCCAGACGACCACCCCCAGCCACGAGAACCGCGCCCATGAATGACCAATGCCCCGAGTGCGGCGAAGAACTGGAAGACAGCGCCGACTACCACTGCATGGCGACGCACAACTGCTGCAAGTGCTGCTATGACGACCACCATTTCGGCGAGCCGGAGAAAGATCATGGCTGAGACGACCACCCCCAGCGGCGCGGATGTGCCGGACCGCGATGCGTTTGCCGAGTTGATCAATAGCCACATGACGGGCGTGTATCACTGCACGCGAGTTTGGGAAGCGTGGAACTACGGCACGATGTCGGAAAGCGACTTTATCCCAGCGGGCGAATCAAGCCTTGCGGGAGAAATCGCCGACGAGATCCTGAGCACCGCCGTCGCCGCCCTGATCGCACGCGAGGCGGAGCAGGACAAGCTGATCGCAGAAATCACCAATGCGGCGGCCGATGCCGCGATCAAGCATCGGGATATCGTGGTTGCCCTCGCCGCCGAGAACAAGGCGCTTCGGGAAATCCCGGAGCAAATCGCGGCCGGTTGGGACGGACTCTATTACGAAGCCGATCCCGTTTATGGAGACGACAACAAGCCCCTAAGCATAGGGGACCGCATTCGTTCATCCGCTGATCGTCGATTGCGCGCCGCCCTCGCCGTCACCCCCGTCAAGGAGAGCGGCGATGGCTGAGTCGGCGCGGCCGGAGTTGCTGCTCGCCGCGCACCCGTGCAGCCAGTGCCTCACCACCAAGAACCGGATAGTGCTTGGAAAGCGCGCGGCGGAGATCGTGCGCGGCTGTCGCCTGGCCGGGAACCACTTCATCTGCCACAAGAGCGCTGCGGGCGAGATCGTGCACTGCCGCGGCGTGCATGATCGGTTCGGCAGCAACGCCCACCGGTTCGCTGTCGCCGTCGGCATCCAGGTCCGCCACATCGACATGGATGCGCGCGAGAAGTTACTCACCACCCAAGGGAATGCAGCATGAGGAAAGAACCGAAGAATCCACCGCCCGGCATGGTACGTCCGCCAGCACCACCTGCGCCGCCGGCGAAGCAGGCCGACACCAGATTGGCTGCGGAGAACAGATCAATGCGCGAAATGATCGCCGAATACATCGCGGCGCGTGACGGCTATGAAGTCGCGACGAAGCCTGCGACAGGGTTTGCGAGCCCGCCTATCGTTTCGCACGCTGACCCGCGCGTGCTGCGCTATCGTGAGGCCCGCGCCGCGCTTGACCGAATGGTGTCCTGCGGCAGTTGCGGAACGCCGATTCAAGTTGACCCGATGACGGGGACAACGTGCGCGTGCGCGTGTGCGCCGACGATCCCGAAAGACCGGGAAGGAGATTTCGGCCTATTCAAGGCTGGCGCGCTTGCTGTGCTTCAGGCCCACGTAGCCGAGTATGAGTTCGACGGGGAGATTGCGAAGGCAGTCGCCGCTGTGGCGGAACTCGTGGCTGCTGAAGAGGAATGCGACTCCGCGAGTATCGCAGTTGCACAGGCCATGCTCGGGACTGAGGAGGCGAAGAGGCTGTCCATGGGCATGTGGTGCAAGGCCGACAAGCGACGCGCCGCGGCATTCCGCGCTTTTCAGACTGAAGGGTGAGCCCATCGGAAAGCGCGCGCTACGACGACAGGCCTGAGTCCATAGACTGACGCGAATCACTCTGCCAGGTCTAGCATGGGCGCCCCGATTATCTTTTACCCCAAGGTCACGGACGCCGGCCTTGCTGCGGCGATCAGCGTTTCAGGCGTTGGCTTGCAGCTGACCCTGGATGAGGTCAGCTTCGGCACCGGACAATACAACCCGACCGGCGCCGAGACCTCGCTGTTCAATGAGGTCAAGCGAATTCCGATCGCGGGCGCGACTAGGCCTCAGCCGAACCGGCTTCGTGCGGTAGGGGTATGGCAAGAACTGGCTGACGAATCCGAGATCGGCGAAATCGGATTCTGGGCAGGCGGCGTCCTTTTCGCGGTATGGAGTCGCGCGGTCGGCGGCCCGGTCGCCTTCAAGACCCCGGGCGTCGAGTTCGTGGCGTTCTTTGAGTTGGTGTTTGAAGAGGTTCCCGCCGACAGCATCACCATCTCTTTTAACCCCCTTGTACCCGAGGCGCTGGCAGCGATCGTCACCCATGAGGTGGACGACATGGCGCATCCGCAGTACCTGCGGCGTGCGGACTTTGTGAGCGGGCATTCGCTGATGACTGCGATCGCCGTCGGCGGTACGGCGAACGCCATCACCTTGACCCTGCCCACCGAGTCGGCCATCCCGGCATACGCGTTTGGTCAGCGTGTCGCATTCATCGCTGGTGCCGCGAATACCGGTGCGGTGACCGTCAACGTGTCTGGTCGCGGGGTCAAAGCAGTCACCGCCGGCGGCGCGGCACTGACGGGCGGCGAGTTGGTTTCCGGTGCCGCTTACACGCTGTTCTACGACGGCACTGCGTTTCAGGTCACCGGCGGCATCGGTGGCGGTGCGACGCCGAGCGACTACTACACGGAAACCGAGGCAGACGCCAGGTTCCTGCAGATCACCGCGTCTGTTGCCTTGTCGCCGCCAGGGTTGATCGCTCACTTCGCGCGCGATACCGCGCCAACGGGCTGGCTCAAGGCGAACGGCGCCCTGATCAGCCGAGCAACCTACGCGAATCTTTTTACCGCAATCGGAGATCGGTTCGGCGCCGGCGATGGATCGACGACTTTCCGCCTTCCTGATCTTCGTGGCGAGTTCATTCGCGGGTGGAGTGACGATCGTGCCGGTGTAGATGCCGGCCGTGTGCTCGGATCAAACCAAGCCGATGAACTCAAGGCCCACAACCACACTTACGGCCGGATCAACATCATCCCCAACGGCGAACGAGACGACAATTCCCAAGCGGGAGACACCTTCAACGAAGCCGCGACAACCGGGTCAACCGGTGGCAGCGAAACTCGTCCGAGGAATGTCGCGATGTTGGCGTGCATCCGTTTTTGAGGACTGGAAAGCATGAAAACCGTGTGGCAGATGGATGCTCAGGGATACTTGGTCGGACCGGTTAAGGCAGATCCATGCCCGCTTGAGCCAGGCGCCTACCTGATTCCTGCGGGGTGCGTGGAAGAGGCTCCGCCCGAACTTGAGATGGCATCAGGGCAAGCGCTGCAGTGGATAGGTGGACATTGGCATGTCGTCGAAGAAAGGGTCTCGCCGGAGTTGAGCCCGGTCGAAAAGTTGCGCGCGTTTCTCGCCGCTAATCCTGACGTTCTGGCGATGATCAATGGCTGACCGTCTCAGACCGCTACGAAACAGCCCTTGGACCAAGACATCTCCGGAAGCGGAGTTGGAAGCTGAGCTCAAGGACTTGTTCATCAAGGTCTATGCCGACACCATGGCAGCCACCGCAGACGACATCAACGTCTATGGCGCGCCTCACCTCGGCAGTTTTGGCTTGGTCGAGCGAAACATCGATCGCGACGGACTGAGCGTGCTGCGCGAGACGACGGAAGCGCGCATCCGCTACCTGTTCCGCAGTTGGCGCCATCTCAACCCGGAGCGCGGGCTCCACTTCCTGCGCTTGTACTTGTCGGCCCTGTTCGGCGATTCCTGGACTGCGGAACAGTTGTGGCAGCGCAAGGACCAGCCATACCCGACCGCGCTGGCAACCACTGCCGAGGTGGGCGACAGCGAAGACTACTTTCTGACCTCTCGGGTCAGGGTGGATGTCGATTCAGAGATCGTCCCGGCAAAGATCTTGTATTCCCTCAGATCGGCGATCGCGGCACGCATCCTGCTGACGGTGCGTGTGGGGCGCACATTCCGCTCCAGCGTCGGGACGGCGACCATTGCGTACAACTGGCACGTTTTCCGGATCGGCAAGTACGGAGACTTCGATCCGCCGCCAACATCTCGCCGGGTCCGCATCACCGAAGATGGCGATGTTCGAACAACGGAAGTCGCTGGAGATGATCGCACCGTGGAAGGATCGGCGTAGGCCATCGGAAAGCATCGGCCACGGAACCAACGATATCCCGTACATTGATCGTATCAAACTGCCCAGGATGTAGCCGTGGCCGATTTTCCCTTGAGTGCTGGCAGGGCCACAAACCCGCCGAGCCTCCCGCTGCTGGACACAGACCTCATTGAGATCTCTCAGCAGCGCGCCGGTGTTTGGAGCACCGCTGTCATCACTTTGGCGGAACTCGTCACCTATGTACAGGGCGAGGTCCAGCTCAATGCGGATCGAATCAACGCAGGCACCCTTCCGATCGTGCACGGCGGCACGGCTGGGACGACCGAGGCCGAGGCGAGAAGCAACTTGGAAGTCCCCGGCCTCACTGGAGGAAACACATTCGTTGGTGACCAAGCCGTCACAGGAAAAGTTACCGCAACGGATGGATTCGACGACGTATGACGCACCGTCACAACGGCGTCCCGCTGCACGAGTTGTTCGATCCAGACATCATGGGCGACGGCCCGGACGCGCCCGGGTTTCGGGAAGGCGGAGTCCCGCTGAAATTCGCTTCCATCGCATACGGCAGCAAAGGCCCGGACGTGAAAAAGCGTGAAGGTGGTGTCGATATCTCCAACAAGTGGGCCGCTGCCGGTACCGCTGTCTACGTCAGTCTTGACGCTTTCCCAGAACTGATCGAAAGCATTGCCGAAGGATCATCGGCGCCGGTGACATCATCTTCAGGTTTCACATTCCTGAGAAATGGCACCTTCACTACCATCCCATCGGGCGGCGGAAGCTGGGGTCCATCGGCTGTCGATACCGGCGATGCCTACGATCTTCGAATCACCAAAGTGGCCGGAAGCAACTCGGTGGGGACGATGACTGGCATTCTCGCCGATCCATCCGCCGGTCCAATTCAGATTCAGTTGAGCGCGGCGAGAACCATACTGGTAGAGCACGTGAAAACCACGGTTGGATCCACAAGAGCCCGGCGTATTCTCCTCATCGAACTGGTGCGCCGCGCGGATTCGGCGGTCGTCGATTCGATCACAACGAACGTCGAAGCGGAAGCCACGATCTCATGACCGACCACAGTCTCTGCCTGAAAACCGCGTTCGGCCAGTACATGGGGCGGTTCTATGCCGGGCTCTATCCGGACACCCCGGCAATGGAAGCCTACGTGGACCGCGGCTTGACGAAAAGTATCGTGCTTGCCCCGGGGCGCATGATCGATTCTGTCGAAGAGATGTTAAAGGCGTACCAGAAGAACGAAAACAATCGGCCCGGCGAAGCCTACCGCCCAGGCGCCAACGCGCTATTCCCGATTATGATCGTCGCGGTCGCAAAGGATTACATCCCCACCGGTGGCGACTTCGGTGGGAAGCAGGTTGGTCGGCGACTGGTCGCGCTCGAGGATGGCGCCGGCGCTTCGGTGTACGGCTACCGCCAAGCAATGGGCGACGTGCGCGCCCAAGTCGCCGTGATGTCTGCGGAAGACGCGACCGCGCGCAGTTTGGCTGTGCAGTTCTCGCTCTTCATTGGCGAGGTGAAGAACCGCCGGTTCCCGGTCACGTTCCCGTGGCATAGCTACGAACTGGAGATGACTTGCATGCTGGAGACTCCGGACATCATCTTTTCGAAGGTGGATCCGGAAAACCAGAGCATGACGATCTTGGTCGCGGACATCACCCTCAAGGCGGTGTTCCCGTACCTGGACGCGCCACGCGCCGGCGAAGACAATGACGGCAGCACGAACGTTCCACCAGGCTATCCATTGGTGGAGCAGATCAACTGCCTCAACCTGGTCACCGGAGACGTGCGGGTCGTCCGTATCGATCCGTGATCGCTGATGAATGTCTTTCTTTCCGAGGGTGGCCGCGACCAAGTACCGGGCGATCTCATTGCGCGCTGGGTACTACGCAGCGACTTGACGCCGGTGCCGAGAACGCTTGAACTGACCGTGCTGGCCAAGGACGGCATGGAAGAGCGCGTCGCGGTCGGCAAGAGCATCTGGACCGGATACGAACTGCTTGAGTATGAGGTCGTCGCCGCGCGCAAAGAGGTGGTCGGCGGCGTTGTGCAGGACTTGGATCAGGTCGGCGGAATCAACATCACGGCCCTGCTCAAGTCCTGCGTTGGCATCACCTACGTGCGCGAGCGCGCCGTGGTGCTGGAGAGGGCGATGCTGGGCGAGGTCTACCGGTCCTGCGGCGCGACAGCGGCGATCGCTGAGGACTTTCAGGTGGATCGATTCACCTGTCTACGCGGCGAGGTTCCCAGCTTCCAGATCGCGCAGATCCTGCAGGAAGAGGGCGCCGCGCTGGTGCTCAGGTCCGGCCGACTGTCAGTCAAGAGGTTGCACGATCTCATGGCGCAGGAGCCAGTGGACCGCATCGGGCAGACCAATTCGACCGATGGCGGCGAAAGCGAGTACCTGGAACGGCACAACATCCCGTCGTTCTACAGCACCGACGACACCGGCGCGATCATCCGCGGCGACTTCTCGGCCGCGCGCGGATCCAGGTTCCTGCCGCGGACATCCGCGCGTGCGCTGGCAAACGCCACGAAGGTGCTGGTCACGCGTCGCGTCGTCGATTCCGAACTGGCCCAGCAAATCCTCGCCGGCGATATGCTGGACATTGAGGGGCAGCGTTTGATCGTGATCACCGCGGCACACGCGATGACCGCGAACGACGGCATCACCGAAACGACGAGTCGCTTCTGGATGGGAGGCATGGCGCTGTGAACCGATACCCTGCGGTCGTCAAATCGGTGGATCGCCCGCGCCGCGAAGTCCGCGTCGATATCCCGGGATTCACCGATGGCAGTGATCAATTCCCGATTGCCGAGATCGAATACCCGATCGGCGACCGCTCAGAGCAGACTGAGTTGCGCATCATCGAGGGCGATCGCATCTGGGTCGCCTTCATCAATGGCGACCCTCGATACCCGATCATCACCGGCTTCCGCGCGAAGCACGTCGGCAATGAGCCGGACACCAGGCGCTGGGTTCACGACAACATTGAGCACGTAGCCGACCATGAGTTCCGCGTGATCGCGGCCGACAAGGCGATCATCACCGTCGGCGACACGACCTATGTTCTGGAGCCCGGGAAAACTACACTAACCAGTCCAGAAATGGAGTTCCACGGGCACACCAAGTTCTTCGGCGACGTGGATTGCACGCAGACCATCAAGGCCGATGTCGATGTGATCGCCGCCGACGTTAGTCTGGTCCATCATCTCACCAGTGGTGTTGATTCAGGGTCTGGCACATCTGGCGAGCCGATCCCGGGTTGATTCACAGCAGTTGCTTGCAATTCAGAAAACGCGCCGCTATGATCGCATCAGGGCTGGATGACTTTTCCTTGTTCAAGACGGCCCATAAATGTCCACGAATGAGGTCGCGATCGGCAGGAGCGAACCAGCGCCGGTTGGGCAACTGATACTTGACAGAAGGCCAGCGCATCTATCTGGTTCCGGATGTGCAGCATTGAAAGAACCCGTAAGCCCCGCCGCGTAAGTGCGGGGCAGTCATAGCGGTGCGGTTGGCTCGTACGAAACAGCGCATGACGCGCGAGGTTGTTCGTCCGAGGTGTCCTCACAGTCCGACGGAAGACGTTCCGAGCGACGACCTCACCGCTATGGCTGTATGAAGCAACGAAGATGGCGTTCGGACGCGGGTTCGATTCCCGCCAGGTCCACCAGAAAGCGGTCTGCCAGCTCACTGTCCCCACAACTGACACGCTGGCACAATCAGACCGCTTTCTAATGGGCCTGCACAGGTTTCGACGGGCGCAGGAATTGAAGTGGACAGCCGGAGAGGCGACTTGCCGCGTGCAGCACGGGGTCCGATCTGGGCAACCGACCATGCAAGAGCGCAAAAACAGTAACCGCAAACGACAGCGATTACGGCCAGGCCCTCAAAGCCGCCTGACCCGAAGCAAGCGCACTTCGTCACCGAACGCGCAACGGTGCCCGCCCGTCACAAGGCGGGCACCTTCAAGGGATCGGATTCGGTAGCTCAGTTGGTAGAGCCGTGGGTCGCAGGTTCGAGTCCTGCCCGAGTCCGATCCCTTGAGGGTGAAAGCGCAGAAGGTTTCTACACGGGAGCGCGCACAGTCGAAACACGGGAAAGTGGCGATCCCGGGAAGACAGCATGGCCAAGCCCAGACGGCAGCAATGCGGGCGCTTGGTCGCAGAAGCACATGCAAGTAGTGCTACGTCGGCGTTGCGTCCGACTATCCTCTTTAAACACCCGATGAGCGTCGGTTGTCGTCGCCTGGTGGCCCCGCAGGAATACGGGGCGCGCTTCCTTTCGGAAGCCATGACCGCCGCGCGCGCTCTCCATCGGCTACAAATACCGTCGTCAACATCAGCCGACGGCACCCATGCTCCCCACTTCTTGGCGTCGAATTCCGAT